GGTGACCAATGCTTGTGTTTAATAAGGTACTTAACGAGCTTTTCATTTGTTTCCTTATTAGATTGATTAGATGGATTACTCACCCGAGCACAATAGGCTATTAAATCAAGAGCTGAATCATTAGCTGCATGAGGAGCCTGTGAGTGAGAGATTAGTTTTACTTTCATATTGTTTCCTTATTTGGATTTAGTTTGGAATATATCTGCAAAATGGTCAAACACACCAGGGTTATCCTTAATTACTTTTTCGAAGTTTCGCTTCATTGTTTCAAGGCCCTTTTTATTTCCTTCATCTCTCATTTTGGCTACTCTTGCTTTAATCTTATCGTAGTCAAACTTGTCAGCTGGATATATAGTGGGTTTCCATACTACAGTAGAATCCTTTGGGATTCCATAGTATCTTCCGTCGTCTTTATAGTTATATTGTACTGTCATAATGTTTCCTGTTTAAAGTTGATATGTCATTCTAACATAGATTTTAGTATTTGTCAACCCTTTTCTGCAAATCATTTAGAACACTTGGTTATATGTATATTCCAAAAAGATATAAAAAAAATGCAAAAACATGTTGACAATTCCCTCTTGTTATGTTAGAATAGTACTATTAAATCAAACAAGAAGGAAAATTGAGATGAAAGCAGAAATTATAAAGATTGACATGAATACCTTTACTGGTACAATTCCATTTGGCTTTGACCTTGTGGAATACGCTCACGGGTTTGACCCAGTGAACGACGGATGTGTATTATATGGATTTGACGAGGTTGGAGCGTTTTTCTCTAACCCACTACATTGTTTCTTAAAAATCTCTTAAAATGAATGTACCTTTTATAACGCGTTACGTACATGCACACGAGGCAAGACAATTATTTGAAACAATTTCAACTTTTTTTACAAAAAGGGTTGACAAATCAGAAAGAACGTGTTACAATAGTCTCATATTAAATTAATGGAAAAGGTGAAAAACATGAAAAAACTCGTTATACAAACTCAATACAAAGAGAACTATGCAGCATGGGACTGGGATGGCCAGGGTGAATGCCCACAGGGCTGGAAGTTCAAAGGTGGCACGACTTACGTTATGCCGAATTGTGCTGAGGATATCGACGTTGATAGCGTGGTTGAAGCCATTTCATCTCACATCACTGTGAGTAACGACCACACCGCTGAATATATAATTTCAGCAGATGTTGTTGACTACAACAAGAAAGTCTGCGAAGACTGGGAAACTACTACAGAGTTTACGCTCTTCAGTGGTAAGCCTGGACAAGTTACTTTCATGAAAGTGACTGACAATCGTGACATGGGTTACATGAAGTCTGAGATTCTCGAGAAAATCGAAACTTGGACTGCTGAAGTCGGTGGCGATTATTGCGAACGTGAGAATTACTCTGCTGAGTTTCTCATGGAAGACGGAGATTTCTGCAGAGGAAATGCAGAGTTAACTGAGTGGTTTGATGCTCAAAAAGAGGTTGCTTAATGGCAAAACAAAAACAAGAAGAATTTAGAATACTGACAGCCCGTCAGCATGTTCGAGAGCGTATCGGCATGTACATGGGCTCAAGCTCTAAAGAATCTATTGAAAGATTTGTATTAGGCGAATGGAAAGCTGTAGAATACGTTCCTGCTCTCACTAAGATGATTGATGAGATTTTGGATAATTCTATTGATGAAGCCATTCGTACTAATTTTAAAAAGGCTAATAAAATTAATGTTACTGTTAATGAAGCAACAAATACAATTACAGTAAATGATAATGGCCGTGGTATTCCTCACGACAAAATACATGACGAAGCATCTAATAAAAAGATACAAAGACCAGTTGCAGCATGGACAAGAGTCAATGCAGGAACATCATTTGACGATGAACGAGTCACTATTGGAACAAACGGTGTTGGTTCAGCAGCAACCAACTTCTTATCTACATCTTTCCAAGGTAAAACTTGGTCAGGTGGAAACTTACTTGAAGTAACTTGTACAGACGGGGGTAACACAGTAAATGTTAAAGAAAAGAAAAGAGCAGGGAGCGGAACGGAAGTTTCTTTCACGCCAGACTTCAGCTTATTTGAGACAAACTCACTATCAACTTTGGGTACGCTGGACTTGCTTGAAGATAGACTTATATCTTTATCGATGTCGTTTCCGGAAATTCGTTTCTCGCTTAACAACAAAAGAATAGCGATCAATGATTTAAAGAAATATGCATTACAATATAGTGAAGATACAGTTATTGACAAGAGCGATAATCTATCATTCTTCTTTGCACCATCTGAAGATGGATTCAGAACTACCTCTTATATAAACGGTGTTAACACAAGACAAGGTGGAATCTATGTAGAGCATCTTGTTAACAATACTGTTGATGAACTGATTACGCTTATTAAACGTAAACATAAAATTGAAGTTGCAAAGACAACTATTAAAGGTGGACTTACATTTGTAATGTTCGCAAGAAACTTTGTGAATCCAAAATTTGACTCACAAACAAAAGAGAGATTAACTAACTCTCTCGCAGAGGTAAGAGCTCACTTAGAAACATGTGATATTAAGGATTATAATTTCCTTGCTCGTAAGATACTCAACACACCAGTTATTATTGACCCAATCATTGAAGCTCAACTTGCTAAGAAGTTAGCTGCAGACAAACGTGCTGCAACAATGGCTCAAAAGAAATTACGTAAAGTCAAAGTTGCAAAACATATTGCTGCTAACAAAGATGATGCTACTCTTAAAATTGTAGAGGGTGATTCAGCTATGGGATTCTTATTAAAAGTTCGTGACCCAAACAAGGTTGGAGCATTTCCATTGCGTGGTGTTATTATGAACACTTGGGATATGAAACCTGCAGATGTTCTGAAAAACAAAGAACTATCTGAATTGGTAGCTGTACTAGGACTTGACATTAACGACGAAGACAGTGTTGACAATATGACATATAAACATATTGCTACCTTAACAGATGCCGACCACGATGGTATTGGTCACATCAGTCCATTGTTAATTGCATTCTTTTATAAGTTCTGGCCACGACTACTTCTTGAGCACAGAGTTAAAATTACTCGTACTCCAATTATGATATCCACATTTAAGGATAAAGTTAATTGGTTCTATACTTACGAAGAAGCATCTGAGTTCAAGCAAAAGAATTCAAATTGGAAACATCGTTACATTAAAGGACTCGGATCGTTGACAGAAGAGGAATATGATGTTATAATTAACCAACCACGGTACGATACTGTTTCAGTAGACGATGCCGGTCTTTTCCAAATGATGTTTGGTAAGGATAGTAATTTACGAAAGGAGTTTATGTTCGCATGAGTGATTTGACAAACTATATTAATGACGACAATCAATACTACCCATTGTCAAATGTTGCCGCAAGAGAGTGGAAATCATTTGCAATGTACACCGTTGAAAATCGTGCGATACCAAATATGATTGACGGACTAAAACCCGTGCAAAGGTTTTACCTATACTCCAGTATTCAAAACACAAAAAGAGATTTCAAAAAAGTTTCCGCCGTATCTGGTATCATATCAGATTATGGCTACAATCATGGCGAGGGGAGCGCAGCCGGTTCTGGTCAGCTCATGGCCGCGACTTGGAATAACAACATTTGTTTAGTTGAAGGCCGAGGGTCCTTTGGTACAAGACTAATCCAAGACGCCGGTGCCCCTCGTTATGTCTATACTCGACTACATGACAACTTTACTAAGTATGTTAAAGATGTAGATTTGAGTCCAGTACATGAAGACCCAGAGCATGAGCCACCTGCACATTACTTACCAGTGATTCCATTAGTATTAGCAAATGGCACTAAAGGTATTGCAACAGGGTTCGCTACAAATATTCTACCACACTGCCCAGATAGTTTGGCTGCAGCTTGTGAAGAATACTTACGAACAAAGAAAATTGCTACAGATACTATTAAGGTAAAATTCCCAGAGTTCAGTGGTACAGTTAAACAAGACCCACTCGAGCCTAAGCGATATACCGTAACTGGGGTTTATGAGAAGACATCTAAGACACAACTTACAATCACTGAAGTACCTTATGGACTAGACAGGGAAGGGTATGTAAAGGTATTAGATAAACTTGAAGATGACGGAGATATAGTATCTTACGAAGACCTTTGTGATAAGAGTGGCTTTAAGTTTACAGTTAAACTCAAACTTGCATCATCAGCAAAATGGAATGATGCTAAAGTTATTAACAAATTTAAATTATCAAAAGTACTTAGCCAAAACTGTACTGTGATTGACCAAGATGGTAAGTTACGAGAGTACGATGATGTGAGTATTCTTGTTAAAGACTTTTGTGATTACCGTTTCGGTGTATTGCAGAAGCGTATTGACAAGAACCTTGCAACATTTGAAGCAGCAAAAATATGGCTACAAATTAAAATGGAATTTATCCAACTTGTACTTGATGATAAAATCACATTTAAAAATAAGAACAAAAAGCAAATAGGCGATGATATTATATCACACATACCAGAAGCAAGTGTCTTGCTCGACCGACTATTAGCAATACCATTTTCTAACTTAACATCAGAAGAGATTCTGAGTTTAGAAAAACAAATCAAGCAAGCTGAGAAGGACTTAGACTTTTGGAATAAGGCGACACCTAAAAAGCAATTCTTGAGTGACTTAAAACTTATATAATGGAGAAAAATTATGGCTTATCCTAAAGCATTTATGCAAACACTTGGGTACTACCAATATGCCTACTATCCTAACGGAAAATTTGACAACACTGTAAACCCACAATACGATGGTAAAGGTGTTAAAACGAGATGCCTAGACCATCTTAAAGATAAACCTGTAGATATCGACAATCTAATTATTATCGGCAGAAACTTAGAAAAGTTTACTGAAGGTCGAGATGCTATTGAAGCTGTTCAAGCTGCAACTGAATCTATGCGAATCAATGTACTCGAACCAAAGCTTAATAAAATCAAAGGAATGTATGATGAACTATGGGTCAAAACTCCTATCAGTGTTCTTCGTGATGAGTGGTTAAAAACTCAAATTAATCCAGTTGCAGAATCACATAAATTTTGGAATGCTCATCCAGAGCTCGAAAGCGTTACTCAAGCAACTACAACAAACTCCTCTGGTTCTGTTTACCAAACACAAAGAATTAAAGGTACAGAATACAAGCTCTATGTTAACTATACTATTGACGGACCTGAAGTTGTTCTCAAAGTTAACTTTAGTAGGAAAGGAGTTGATGGCATGACAATGGACGAACTATTTGAAAAGTGGTCTACTCAATATGCAGAACTTGAAACAACTCCAGCAGGAGCTGATGGTGAATGGATTATTGCTGAAATAGGAAGCATTGAAGATACCATCGAATTTTTTGTTGAAGCAGCTTCTTATGAATGATTTAAAATTTACAACAGCAGGTGATTATATGAACCAAGAAAAAGACAAATGCGGCATGTGTGGCATTGAAACAGAATACACTAAAGATACTCATATTGATATGCGATATGGGTATGTAGAGGGAGCCGGACAATTCTGCAGAGTATGTTATACAGCAGGTATTGATACAGACAAAACTTTCGTGCATGAATATGAATAAAGTTTGGAAAATTTGGCAATACAGCCTTGGCGGATATTCAGACGATAAGACTGAGCCCTATGATAAGTATATCACAATTGTAAGAAGTGTTGTAGTGGGTGTTAACTTTATTACTTGCTTCTTTATTATGGCAAACGCTATTCACCACTGGTAATTCTACCAATTCTTAATATACAACATAAACGAGAGTGGTAAAACTGCTCTCCAGTTTTCTGCAAACATCTGTTCTATTTCATTGTTCTGAACATAAACACGACCCATATCTAAAAATGGTTTAACAACAGTATCTCTCCAGTTTTCAAAGCGTTGATCGCTTCCATAAAAAGCACTATGATGTACTCTTACGGCTATAAATCTAACTGAAGTACCAAGATAATCTAAATTATCTTCATGTAGTATATTAAACTCTGCACCATTCGCTGATACTTTTAAATAGTCAATATGCTCTATGTCATAATAGTCAACTAATTCTCTAAGTGACATGAGCTTTGTATCTTCTGGTATTTCACCATAGCCTAAAGTAAGGTCAACTTCAGTTCTTCCCATTGCTGCATGAATAGGTATTACTTTTGGTAGTTCATCTTGTTGTATACCGATAATATCTTCAGCACAATTTTTAATAGCACTTTTAAGTAAATTACGATTAGGCTCAATCATAAAAACTTTTTTGGCACCAGCATCTAAAGCTTTAGCTGAAAACATTCCAATATTAGCACCAATATCGACGCATATATCTTCTGGTAAAATCTCATACCACCAGTCGTAATCTTTTTTGTCGAAAAAGGATTTACTAAGAGAAGCAATATGGTTGATGGATAAGTCGGCTGTGTCTAGCTCGAAGGTAAGGTTATTTGGTTTTGAAAACATTATATAGTTCGCCTCGTATAAATAGTATAATAAACAAATTGTTGGAATTTATTGTATGATTAATAACTATTTATCGAGCGCGGGATTTAAAATAATCTTCAAAAGATTGCCGCATGTAGAATTTTTTTCAAATAAAATATTGCTACCATCGGTAACAACAAACGCAGTTAAGAGCGATACTCCACTTCGTGCCTACTATTCTGTAGGTGACCATTTAGCTTATGCTGATTTGGATTTAACATTTATTATTGATGAGAACATGGGTAACTATCGTGAGATTTTTAATTGGTTAAAAGGTATTGGTACTCCAGATACATTGGACCAATATGATAAACTAAAAAATAGTGCAGACGGTGATACTTCCGATGTTACTGTTTTAATTTTAGATAGTCATAAACAACCAAACTTAGAAGTAACCTACATTAACGCTATGCCCATCGGTTTGACTCCAGTAAGTTTAGATTTATCGAATCAAGATGTTCTCTATCCAGAAGCAACAGTGACTATGAGATACGATGCATTTGACATTAAGTTATTAAACTAGGGTTGACAAATCACAGCAAACCTGTTATAATATACTTTTATAGTTAACAACCGAGTTTACATTATGGATACAAATGACATATCAGCCCTATGGGCAAAAGATTCAGTAATCGACGAAACAAATCTTGTCGGAGAATCAAAACGAATCCCAGTGCTTCACAGCAAATATTACAATCTCTTTTATAGAGAAGTACTTCGAGTCAAAAAATTAAAAGCAGAATATAAAGAACTTGAAGCTCGTAAGCGTGAATATTACGATGGCTCAATGGCAGAAGAAGATTTAAAAGACAATGGCTGGAAGCCTTATCAGAAGAAAGTATTGCGTAACGAAGTAGATAAATATATTCAAGCAGATAAGGATATTATCAAACTCAGTTTAACTATTGATTACCATTCTGCTAATGCAAACTTTTTAGAAGACATTGTGCGAACTATTCATAGTCGCAATTTTATAGTAAAAAATATGATTGACATGTTAAAATTTCAAGCTGGTGATTATTAATGAATTGGTGGGATAAATTTCTCGAGTGGGGCTTTCAACAAGAAGCCAATAAACAATTCGCTGAAACACAAAAAATTATAGATGATGTAAATGCCATCGGAGGTGAACGACAACCTCAAAAGAAAGTTGTTGACATGATGGCTGACGATACTGACCCAGAAGAAATTACTATTGAAAACGCATATAAGACAAGATGGATTTGGTATCATACGATATTAGCTATCGGAATCTTTTTTACTAACATTATTTTATTCGGCATTTTTATATTATTAGCAATTAAGCTATGAGTGAACAGATAACCTTAGAACCTATTAATTCAGTCCACATGAAAGTTGTTGCAGATAGCGGCACACTCATGGAATTAGCTGAGCAATTTAGTTTCAGACCAGAAGGTTATCAATTTGTTCCTGCCTATAAAAATAGAGTATGGGACGGAATCATTAGATTATTCCAACCAATGCGACCAATTATCTATGTTGGTTTATATCCACATATTAAAAAGTTTTGCGACGACCGCGGATATTTTTTATCTGTACCAGACCACATTGGATTAGACGAGGAATTTGATGACGATTATCCTACTCAGCTCGCTGAAGAAATCGATTGTAAGTTTATACCAAGAGATTATCAAACAGAATATGTACTTAACGCATTGCGTAAACGCCGATCTTTATCTCTATCACCGACATCATCTGGCAAGTCTTTAATAATCTATTTAATACAACAACATTATTTTCAAGCATTCGGCCACAGAACATTAATTATTGTACCAACTATTTCTTTAGTCCACCAAATGAAAGGTGACTTTATAGATTATGGTTGTGATGAGAATGATATCTATACTATTCAAGGTGGTGTTGACAAAAATACTAGCTCACCGATTGTTATATCTACATGGCAATCACTTATTAAATTAAAGAAAGATTGGTTTGACCAATTCAAAGTTGTACTTGGAGATGAAGCACACACATTCCAAGCAAAAAGCTTAACGAAGATTATGGAATCATTAACTGACTGTGAATACCGACATGGATTTACAGGTACATTAAAATCATCAGAAAGTAAAACTCATAGGTTAGTACTTGAAGGATGTTTTGGTGAGGTTAAACGATTTGTTAATACCAAAGAGCTTATGGATAAAGGAACGGTAGCTGATTTTAAAGTCAAAGCGATCGTGTTATCTCATAGTAATGAAACAAGAAAGAAATTTAAAGATGCTCTCAAAAATTTAGATGGAACAAAGAAATGGCCAGCTGAACGAGAGTTTATTGTTAACAATGAGAAACGAAATAACTTTATTAAGAATCTCGTTCACAGTTTAGAAGGTCAGAATAATTTGATTCTATTTGACCTTGTAGAAAAACATGGTAAAGTTTTAGAACCTTTGCTTCGCAAAGAAGGAAGAGAGCTTCACTTTATATATGGCGGAACGAAGGGCGAAGAGCGTGAGAATATTCGACATTTAGTTGAGAATGATTCTGAAAAGAGGCATGACATACTTGCTTCTTATGGAGTATTCTCTACAGGTGTTAATTTGAAAAGATTAGATAATGTGATATTTGCTACTGGTTCAAAGAGTGAAATCAAAGTACTACAATCTATTGGTAGAACATTAAGAAAAGCTGACGACTCGACTGAAGCTACTCTATATGATATTACTGATGATTTATCTGTTGGAAGTTTTGAGAACTATACTCTAAAGCACTTTAAGAAAAGGATTGAAATCTACGGAGCTGAACAGTTTCCGTATAAGATATACACTATTGAGATATAGTACTATAGTGGGCCTTAAAGGTTGATAACCTTATTATAACAGAAGATGCTACACTTGTCAACCCTTTTTTGCAATTATTTTCATTTATTTTCATCAAGGTAAATTAATGGTTGACAAATCCCTCAAAACATGTTATAATTTACTTTTAAAAAATTCCAACATAAGGAAATAAAAATGGCAAGAAAAAGAAACTATGTCAACAATCCTGACTTACTTGCTGCTCTAATAGATTATAAAGCTCTATGTAAAGAAGCAGAAGACGCAGGAGATAGAAACCCACAAGTACCAGAATACATTGGAAAGTGCATATTGTTAATTGCAACAAGACTCGCAACCAAACCAAATTTCTCTGGTTACTCATATAAAGAAGAAATGATATCAGATGGAATTGAGAATTGCTTAATGTATATTCACAACTTCGACCCAGAAAAATCGCAGAACCCTTTTGCATATTTCACACAGATTATCTGGTTTGCATTTCTACGAAGAATTCAAAAAGAAAAGAAGCAGACTTATATTAAGTTTAAAGCTTCTCAGAACATGTTAACTCAGAGCATACTTCAAGATAGTGATGCACAAACTATTCAAATGAATGAGCCACCTGAGTACATTAGTCGATTCATTAATGATTTTGAATCTAAATTTAAGAAAGGAAGTAAAGATAAGAAATGAAAAAAATCTTAATTTGCGGGCTTCCTGGTTCGGGTAAGAGCTATCTTGCAGAACCGTTGGCCGAGGAATTGGAAGGTGTTTGGATTAACGCTGACCAAGTACGTGAACATTACGACGACTGGGATTTTAGTGACGAAGGTCGTATGAGACAAGCAATGAGAATGAAATTTCTCGCAGATGGCGTAGTCCGAGCAGGAAAATATGCTATCACAGATTTTGTTTGTCCTTTTGAGAGAGCTCGAAAAGATTTCAATGCAGACTATACAGTGTGGATGGATACAATTACAGAAGGCAGATTTGAAGATACTAATAAAATCTTTGAGAAACCAGAAGTTGTAGACCATATTATACACACATGGCGACAAGATACTCATGTATCTATGGCCAAGGTTATTAAAGCGAAATATGAGTGAAGTAACAAAAGCGAGACATTTAGCTAAAGCAGTTACATGGAGAATTATAGCAAGTATAACTACAGCTTCAATTGCATTATACTTTGGTTTACCCCAAAAAGCAGTAGGCGCAGTTTTTCTTGCTGATATAGTAATAAAATTTGTATTATATTATGGGCATGAACGCTTATGGTATAATCACATAAAATTTGGAGTAAAAGAATAATGTTTGAAATGGAAGATGCATTCGATTTTAAAAAACCAACAGTACAAATGTTGGGTAGATGGCAACCGTGGCATGAAGGTCACACAAAATTATTTCAAAAAGCCTTGACAATTACAGGACAAGTTGTTATAATGGTACGTGAAGTATTCGGCACAGAAGGTGATGCTGGAGCTGGTCGTACTGTTGAACAGACAGATAATCCCTTTGGTGAGATTGCTGTTATTGATGGTATCAAAAAGGGTTTAGGAGAAGCAGGTTATGAAGAAGGTCGTGAATATATGATTATGGCCGTACCAAACATCGTAGACATTAGTTATGGTCGAGGTGTTGGTTATACATTTACTGAGCATGACTTAGGAGCAGATGTACATAACATTAGTGCTACAAAAATTAGAGCCAAAATGAGAGAAGAAGGTAAATTATGAAATTAGTACCAAGTACTGACCCAATCCTTACTAAGGGACTGGAAGAGTTTGATTTTGAAAAAGTCAAAGAAATATTTGCAGATGCTGCAGATTTAAAAGAACAAATGGTTGACCTGATGGTAAAACATAAAGGTGTTGGATTATCAGCTTGTCAAGTTGGTTTAAACATGCGTTGTTTTGTAATTGGAGAAACAAAAGAATCTGCCATTATGGTAATCAATCCAAAAATACTTGGGTTTGGTGAAGAAACAGAATTAGCTCCAGAAGGTTGTCTAAGCTTTCCAGATATGTTTTTACAAATTGCTAGACCATCACAAGTATCAGCTGAATGGGTTGATGAACATGGTAACTACCAAGCAGGAACTCTTGATGGTTATGGTGCTCGATGTTTTATGCATGAGTTTGACCATCTCAACGGAGTAGTTTTTAGAGATAAAGTATCTCGTCTTAAATGGGATAGAGCTACAACTAAGAAAACTAAAATCCAAAAGCAAAGAAAGAAAATGCAAGAAGCTATGACGTATCTTAACTCAATGGCACAAAAAGAAAAAGCTCAGGCAGAAGTAGCATTAGACCTGAACACTGGAGATTAAATGAAGATTGCGATCGTAACTGACTTACACTTTGGTGCTCGAGGAGATAGTAGAGTATTCCATGAGGTACAAAGAAAGTTTTTCCAAGAGGTATTTTTTCCTTATGTAGATGAACATGGTATCACAACTGTGTTTGACCTTGGTGATACCTTTGATAGAAGAAAGTATGTTAACTTCGTAAGCTTAGACAGATGTCGTGAGTTCTTCTTTGATGAGCTTAACAAACGTAAAATTGATTTTCATTGCTTAATTGGTAATCACGATATCTATTATACCAATACAAATAGCATTAACAGCATGAATCTATTATTGCAAGACTATAAACACTTTAATCTATATGAAGATAAAGCTGAGCATATTGAGATTGGTTCAACAACATTCTTGATGCTACCTTGGATTAATAAAGAAAATGCAGAATATAATTATAAGATGCTTGCCGAAAGTAAAGCTGATGTAGTTATGGGTCACCTTGAAGTCAAAGGATTTGAGATGTTAAAAGGTGTTCCATGTACTCACGGTACAGAAATGGAAGTATTTAAGAATTTTGAAGATGTTTACTCTGGTCATTTCCATCACCCATCTCGCTATGGAAATGTAGAATACCTCGGAGCTCCTTATGAAATGACTTGGTCAGATTATAATGGTAGCCGTGGATTCCATGTCTTCGATACAGAAACAAGAGAGATGACTAAACACGAAAACCCTAACAAAGTCTTTTATAAAATAGATTATGATGATTCAGATTGGACAGTAGATACTGTAGCTAATTTTGATGTTGACAAATATAAAGATACATTTGTAAAGGTGATTGTGAAAAACCGTACCAATGCTTATTTGTATGACCTCTTTATGAGTCGTATGAGTGAATGTGGTGCGGTTGATGTCAAGGCGATTGATGATAATCTTAACCTTGAACATGTTGGAGTCGATGAAGTACTTGACGAAACAAAAGACACTGGAGAAATCCTTCACCAGTATATAGATAGTATAGAGACCCAAGTCGATAAAGGAAGAGTAAAACAAGTTATCGACGACTTATATCATGAGGCCCTTAATTTATAATGCGAATTCAATTTAAGAAAATTAAATACAAAAACATATTATCCACTGGAAACAACTTTACTACAATCGATTTTGATACCAAACCAACCACTCTAATCAGTGGTACTAATGGTTCAGGTAAGAGCACATTGCTTGATGCGATCGTGTTCGGTCTATACGGAAAGCCATTTCGTAAAGTCAACAAAGGTCAGTTAATCAATACAATTAATAACAAAGAGTTGTTGGTTGAGATTTACTTTCAAGTTGGTGGTAAAAACTATATGGTTAAACGAGGAATGAGACCTGTTGTATTTGAAATCTATCAAGATGGTCAACTCATTAACCAAGACGCAGCAAAGAAAGATTACCAAGAGTATCTAGAAACATCTATTATTGGTATCAATTACAAATCATTTAATCAGATTGTTGTACTTGGTTCAGCTACCTATGTTCCCTTTATGGAATTACATGCTGGAGCAAGAAGAGATATCATTGAGGATTTACTAGACATTCAAGTATTCAGTACTATGGGATGGTTAGCTAAAGACCAGATGAAAGAAACAACTGATGACATCAATGATAATGCTTATCAGATTGAGTTAAACGAATCTAAAATTGACAGTGCTCGTGAGAATAACGAAGAAATTCGTAAGATTAAAGAAGTCGAAGTATCTAAAATCAAAGAGCGTATGAGTGTTGAGATTGATACTGTAGAAAGTAAAAACGATATCATTGATACGCAAGATGAGATTATTAAAACTCTTTACGACGATATATCAGATAAACCCGAAGAGAAACAAAAATTCCAAGATGCTACAGAAAAGCGTAGTGACTTAGAACGACAGCGTATCGCATACGAAAAAGAAGTAGCTTTCTATCACGACCACGATAACTGTCCAACATGTAAACAAGGTATTGAGCACGACTTTAAACAAGACCAAATTAATGAGAAAAATAGCCAGAAAGATGATATTGAAAAAGGTCTAGTAGAAACAGCTGGTGTTATTAAAACTCACCAAGACAGACTCAACTCAATATCTAAAATAGAAACACAGATACAAAATGTTAACTTTAAAATCTCAGAGTATCGTGCTGAAATCAAAATGTCTAAGAATGCTTTAGTAGCTATGAAGAAAGAATTAGATAATGCACAAAGAGAAGTAGATGAAGTTGATGTTAGTAAACTTTTAAAATTAGAAAAAGACTTACAAAAGAAACAAGAACAAAGAACAGAACTTCTCGAAGAACGTGAAGTACTCAATGTTGTTAGAACTATACTACAAGATGGTGGCATCAAAGCAAGAATCATCAGTCAGTATATTCCAGTTATGAATAAGCTTATAAACAAATATCTAGCTGCATTCGACCTCTTCGTCGATTTCCAACTTGATGAAAACTTCAATGAGATTATCAAATCTCGTTTCAGAGATAAGTTCTCTTATGCTTCTTTTTCAGAAGGTGAGAAACTACGTATTACACTTGCGATCATGCTAACATGGCGATCAGTTGCTAAACTACGTAACTCAGTATCTACAAATCTTCTTATACTTGATGAAACTCTAGATGGTGCACTTGATAGTGTAGGTATCGAAAGTTTAATTGAAACTCTGCACAGCTTGAATGCTGATGACAATGTATTCGTTATCTCACATAGAGGTGACCAATTCGCAGAGAAATTTGACACTAGTATCACGTTCCAAAAGGTGAAAAACTTTAGTGAGATTGCTGCATAAAGTAGTTGACAAATCTCTCAGAACGTGTTATAATAGTCCCTTACAATATGGAATAATATGAGTATGACTTCATTCTACACTTCAGTCGAGCGTTACGGCAATAATATCTTGCATCGTGGTTACGAAAACGGTAAACGTTTTTCATATCGCGTTCCTTATAAGCCAACTCTCTACTTACACACACCAAAATCTGGTGACGAGGGATATACTTCCCTTAAAGGTAATTTGCCATTGAGTCCACAACTGTTTGGCTCGATGCGTGAATCCAAAGAATTTACTGAAGAATACAAAGGTGTTCACGGTATGAAAATCTTTGGTAACACAAACTATACTGCTCAATTTATCCAAGAAAATTATCCCGACGATGTACGTTATGACATTAACCAAGTCAACATCGTCAGCTTCGACATCGAGGTCGATATCAGTGACGGGTATGCAAACACAGAATATGCTGACAAAGAAATCACATCTATTGCATACAAATCTTCAAAATCAAATATCTATTATTTGCTTGGTCGTAAAGACTTTGACAAGACTCAAACTATCACTGGTATTGACCCCGATAATATTATGTTTATCAAGTTTGACTCAGAGGTACAATTACTGAGACGCTTTGTTGAGATATGGGTATCTGATTATCCAGATGTTGTAACAGGTTGGAACGTCCAATACTTTGACATTCAGTATATCGTAACTCGTATTGCAAATCTATGTGGTGAAGAGTTATCAAAACGACTCAGCCCTTGGAATAATATTCGTAAATATTCGCGAGAGGTATTTGGTAAGGTACAATCATCTTACAATATCTCAGGTGTTGCTGTTATTGACTATATGGATGCTTTCAAAAAGTTTGGTTACAAATATGGTCCACAAGAATCTTACAGACTTGACCATATTGCAAATGTTGTACTCGGTGAAAAGAAACTTGACTATTCTGAATATGGTAACTTGACTGCTCTTTACGAACAGAACCCACAGCTCTATCTCGACTATAACTTAAAAGATACACAGCTCATCGAAAGGCTCGAAGAGGAAACATCTCTACTTGCTCTTGTGATGACTGTTGCTTATGGCGGTGGAGTTAACTATAACGATGCATTTGGTACTGTTGGTATCTGGGAATCTATTATCTATCGTAAACTTATGAAAGATAAAATTGTTCCACCAATTAAAGAATCACCAGGTCAACGAGGTTCTGGTCTTGTAGGTGGTTATGTTAAAGACCCTAAACCTGCAATGTATCCTTGGGTAGTATCATTTGACTTGAACTCACTATATCCTCACTTGATGTTACAATACAATATGTCACCTGAAACTTATTCGCATGACGATCGTGAGTATACAACTCAAGACATGATACTCAAAGGTGAGTTTAAAAATACAAACAAAGATTTCTCAGTTGCAGCAAATGGTGCATGTTTCAGTAATAAAAAGATGGGCATCATTCCAGAGATTATTGATGAGTACTATAATAATCGTGCTCAAATCAAACGACAGATGCTTGCAGTTGAACAACAACTTGAAGTTGAAACTGACCCAACTGAAAAGAAAAAGTTAAAAACAGAAGCTAACCAATTACATAATTCTCAGATGTCCATAAAGATTTCTATGAACTCACTTTATGGTGCTACAGCAAACATATACTTCTTATACTATATTAATGATATGGCTGAAGCTATTACGACATCAGGTCAACTCTCTATTCGATATGCAGAAAAATCTGTAAACAATTATCTTAACAAAGTACTTAAAACAAAAGACAAAGACTATGTCATCTATATCGACACTGACTCGGTTTATGTTAACTTTGCAGACTTGATTGAAAAGGTCTATGGTACGACTGACATTGATCGCAAGACTGGAGAAGAGTTCCTTGATAAAGTATGCCAAACTAAAATCGAAGAGGTTATCGAAGAAGGTTACGAAACGCTTGCATCTGATATGGGTGCCTATCGTAATGCGATGGTAATGAAGCGTGAGAAAATTAATGACCGTGCAATCTTCATTGCTAAAAAGAGATACATTCTTAATACTCTCAACTCAGAAGGTGTACATTACGAAAAACCAAAAATCAGTGTAACAGGACTTGAAAGTGTTCGTTCATCTACTCCAGAGATATGTCGTGACAAGATGCGTGAAATTTTCAGCGTGATTCTAAACGAAGGCGAAGAACAAACACAAAAATTTATTGCAGACTTTAAACAGGAATTCTTTAAACTACCAGCACAGGTTGTTGCTCGTAACTCAGGTACTGATAACATCGAGAAGTATATGACCAAGGGTGGATACAAGAAAGGTTGCCCAATACATGTTCGTGGTTGCATATTATTTAACCATTATCTTAAAGAGAAAGGTCTCAGTAAACGATACGAGTCCGTGCAGTCTGGCGATAAGATTAAGTTCGTCTATCTCAAAGTACCAAAC